CGTTCCTTTTCTAACCCACAAAACACCTCGATCGCCCACGATCAGACTGGATCGATTTGATTAATCTTAAAACTGGAGAGATCCTTTTAGATCAGGATGAATCGATTTTAGGAGGTGTGCAAACTCCACGAATTCACTCACAATTGAATGATTTGCCGTCTAAAGGTCATGAAATGATTGAGTTCGCTAAAGAAATCGGTATGCCGTTAATGCCGTGGCAAGAATTTGTTGCAATTCATGGTCATAAGGTCAAGCCAGATGGCAGATATTACCACTCAGAATGCGGACTCGTAATTGCAAGGCAGTCCGGAAAATCTACCTTTATGATGCTTAGGGTTTTAACTGGCATGTTTGTATGGGGCGAAAACTTACAGCTTTCATCAGCTCATAGATTAACTACATCACTTGAAACATTCAGGCAAATGGTTGGCATAATAGAATCAAATGACAAATTAGCATCTGAGGTAAAAAAGATTAGATGGCAACATGGTGCCGAGGAAATGGAATTAAAGGGTGGTCGTAGGTTTGTGGTAAAAGCTGCAAACAATGCATCTAGAGGAATTTCAGCGCCATCTAGCATTCATCTTGATGAGTTAAGAGAATACAAAGATGAGGATGCTTGGTCATCAATGCGATACACAATGATGGCTTCAAAAAATCCGCAAGTATGGATTTATTCAAATGCCGGAGATCAACATTCAGTTATTCTAAACAAACTTAGGGAACGCGCTATCGCAGCCAGCGTGAACCCCTCCGATACGATCGGTTGGTTTGAATGGAGTGCCGAGCCAGATGCACCGATTACCCTTCCGTCGGGTGAGATCAATTGGCCAGCCTTTGCTCAAGCCAACCCTTCGCTTGGTATAACAATTCATCCAGATAACATTAAAGCTGTTATCAATGATCCACCTGATATTGTGCGAACCGAAGTTTTATGTCAATGGGTAGATACAATTAATTCTGCAATCGATGCACAGAAATGGGAATTGTGTAAAACTGACCCAATACCATTAGACCCTGACAAAGAAACTTGGTTTGGTTTAGATTTAAGTCCAGATCGTAAATTTGGCGCATTAGTTGCAACTCAAAAGTTATCGGGAGAAAGATTTAATTTAGTTTTACTCCATACATGGTCAAACGATTATTCAATCAATGATTTAGCGGTTGCAAACGATATTGCACCTTATGTAAGAAAATACAATGTTCAAACTGTTGCGTATAGCAAGAGAACAGCCCAAGCCGTTGCGAGTAGGCTCGTTCCAGCCGGAATTCCAATTACTGACATGGATGGAGCTATTTATGCAGAATCGTGCGACCGATGGCTTGGAGCTATAAACAGCCATAGGCTTCAACATGGTGGGCAAGAGGAATTAACTCAACAAACATTATCAGCTGCGAAATTGCCTTACGGAGATGGAAGTTGGATTATAGGAAGGAGAGCGAGTAGGGTCGCCGTTTGCGCAGCCGTTGCTAGCAGTCTTGCAACCTATTTTGCAACACAGGTAGAAACGGAAGTTGATATACAAATAGCATAATATATTGACTTTATGGTATATTATATGCTAATGGGATTATTCGATAGATTTAGAGCAACTCAACCAACAAACTCAGTTGATGTAGCTGCTGCATTATCACCTTACAACGCACAACAATTAGTTGGCGGAATTTTGTTTGGAACAACAACTGCAACGCGTGAACAATTTATGGCAATACCTGCTGGAGCGCGTGCAAGAAATATTATTTGTTCAACAATTGGTTCATTACCTTTAGAGCAATATAATCATTTTACAAATGAACATGTAAGACCAAATCGCGTAATTATGCAACCAGATCCAAGAGTTGCAGGATCAGCAATTTATGCTTGGCTGGCCGAAGATCTTCTCCTGTATGGAGTTGGTTATGGTATGGTGCTCGACGCATATTCATCAAGTGATGCTTCAAGAATTAGAGCATGGACAAGAATTGCACCTAATAGAGTATTTGCATCATTAAATGGCGATTCAACAGAAATTGAATATTATACAGTTGATGGTAAAAGAGTTCCGCCATTTGGTATTGGATCTTTAATTGTTTTTAACGGATTAGATGAAGGAATATTAAATCGCGCAGGTCGCACAATTAAAGCTGCTGCTGAATTAGAAAAAGCAGCTGAAATGTATGCTAAAGAGCCAATGCCACAAATGGTTCTTAAATCAAATGGCACAAACTTAACACCTGAAAGAATTACAAAACTTTTAGAGTCATGGAGAACATCAAGACAAACAAGATCAACTGCATTCTTAAATGCTGATGTTGAATTACAGGCTTTGGGATTTGATCCGGCTAAATTACAATTAAATGAAGCACGCCAATATCTTGCTTTGGAAATTGCAAGAGCATCTGGAATTCCTGCATCATTTGTTTCTGCCGAAACTACAAGTATGACATACACCAACACTTTGGCGGAGAGGAAAGCCCTTATCGATTTCAGCTTGAGATCCGTCCTTACGAGCTTGGAACAAAGACTCAGTTTTCCGGATTTCTGCCCCAACGGCATAGAAACACGATTTGATATTGATGATTTCTTGAGAGGTTCAGCATTAGAGCGTGCTCAAGTTTATGAAATCCTAAATCGCATCGGCGCTATGAGCGTTGAACAAATCCAAGAGGAAGAAGACCTGATCCGATGAAGATTAATTTCCCGATAGAGATAACAGCTGCTGACACAAATAAGCGAACGCTAACTGGTCGCATTGTAACTTGGAATGAGGAAGGTTCAACCAGCGCTGGATTAACAGTATTTGAAAAAGACAGCATTGATTTCTCAAAGCCTGTTAAATTATTACTAGAGCATGAGCGCACAAAGCCATTAGGCAAATTAGTTGATATTACTGCCACAGAGCAGGGCTTAGAAGCAACATTCAAATTGGCAAAGACTTTTGCAGCTGATGATGCGCTTGAGGAAGCAGCCACAGGTTTGAGAGATGGATTTAGTGTTGGTGTCAAAATCAACGAATGGAAAAATGAAGATGGCGTCTTAAAGATACAGTCGAGTTCCTTGCAAGAGGTATCACTTGTCACCGAGCCAGCCATTAGCAGCGCACGAGTTGCTGAGGTAGCAGCTAGTGAAACACCAGAGAATTCCGAAGCAGCCGCTGAGGATACAACAACAGAGGAGAACAAAGTGTCAGAGATTAATTCTGAAGCTCCTATCGCGACCGAAGCGGTAGAAGCGGCACAAGCTCCAGTTGTAACTGCTCAATACATGGCATATACAAAACCACGCATTGACACAAATGTTACAGCAGGACAATATCTAAATGCACAGGTTAAAGCATTGGCTGGAGATACCGATGCACGCGATCTAGTTGCAGCATTACAAATTGCAACAGTTTCAGAAAACACAGGAACTGTTCCACCAAATTACCTACGCGATGTAATTGGCGTAATTGATTCATCTCGCCCATTTATCGATTCAATCGAGCGCGCTCCACTTCCAGCATCAGGAATGAAAATTTTCACTCCAAAATTGGGAACTCAAGCAACAACAGCGTTAACTGCTGAAGGTGTAGAGTTTTCATCAACTGATACAGCTGTAACATTCCAAGAGGACACAGTTGTTAAATTTGCAGGAGCAAACATTGTAAATGTTGAGTTGTTTGATCGTTCAGACCCATCATTTGCAGATCTATTAGTTCGCGAGTTAGCTGCATCTTATGCACAAAAGACAGATGCTTATGCAGCAACAATTGCAGCTGATGGTGCAGATACTTCATCTGGAACATCACTTTACAAAGCAATTGCACAAGGCATTGCTGATTCTTATGGCGTTATGCGCTTCACACCAAACCGCCTATTAGTTGCAACATCAGGTGGATATGAGAATGTTGATTTCGCAAACATTCTTGGTGCAGTAGATGGTTCAAACCGACCATTATTTGCAGCTGGTGGATCACTACAAAATGCTGGTGGTCTAGTAACTCAAGGATCAACAAACGGAACAGTTGCTGGTCTTGACCTAGTTGTAGATCCAAACTACACAGGTAACACAGGTGGAACAAAGGTTGCATTGGTATATCCATCAGCAGCTATGCGATTCCACGAAAGTGGCACAATTGAACTTCGTGCCAATGTTGTAGCCAATGGCCGTATTGAAATCGGTCTATACGGATATGTTTGCGTAGTTAATCGCTACCCAACAGCATTCCGTAAATTGGATGCAATAGCTTAATTTA